CCTTGGGCCGGTGTTTGAATCTTTAGCAGATATTTTAAAAGATTTTACAGAATGGTTTAAAAATCTAAATCCGGAAATAAGACAGACAATTGTTATTGTCGGTGGGATAATTGCTACAGTTGGACCACTTCTTGTTTTAATTGGTGCTTTGGCAGGACCGATTAGTACAGCTCTTGGATTATTCGCAAAATTTAAATTAGCATTATTTGGTACAGCAGAACAGGCGGGAATAATGGGAACGATGGTATCAGGGCTTACAGGACCGATCTTGGCGGTTATTGGTATAATTGCTCTTGTGACAGCTGCGTTAATCGACCTATATAACAATAATGAGGAATTCAGGAAAAATGTAAATGATATGATCAGTAACCTGATTGAGATTTTACAGACTTTGTGGAATTCTTTTTTATATCCTATATTAACAGCAGTAAAAGATGTGTTACTGGATATATGGAATAATGCGATACTTCCTGTTTGGGAAACAGTGAAAAACTGCATTGCTGATATAATAGCTAAACTTTCAGGTCTAATTGAAGTGCTTACACCCGTTATCAACTTCATTATTCAGCTGCTTTCTGCATTATTAATTCCCGTGTTTTTGCTTTTAGCAAATACAATAGGAGCAGTTGTTTCAGAAGCTATTTCATTTTTTGGAGTACTGCTAAGCAATGTCAGCCAGGTTATTGGTGGAATCATTCAAGTAATCAGCGGAATAATTCAATTCATTACAGGAGTTTTTACCGGGAACTGGAAGCAGGCATGGAACGGCATTGTTAGTATTTTCAAAGGCATATTTGATGGGATCGTAGGCATTGCAAAAGCTCCGATAAATGGTGTTATATCTTTGGTAAATGGTGTTATTAGTGCTGTGAACGGTATGATAAAAGGATTAAATAAAATTTCGTTTGATATTCCGGACTGGGTGCCCGGAATAGGTGGCTCACATTTTGGGCTTGATCTAAAAACGATTGATAAAGTTGCTTATCTTGCAAAAGGCGGAAATCTGTTAAGTGGTACTGCTATTGTTGGTGAGGCAGATGGGTAGTAAAACACGTGTAACACCTTTGAGTGAATCTGGAGGAATTAATCAGGCTAATTTAATTGATTATAAACGAATGGCCGAGGTATTTTCATATGCGCTTACTAAATTGAAAATAAAAGTAGATAAGCGAGAGCTTGCTAAAGTAATCAGGGAGGTGTCTTGATCAAGTGAAGTATGAAGTCAAATATGTTGGAAACAACGAAACTGTTAACCTGATGAAGTCACCTTACCTTTGTAAAGATATTCAGACTTTATTTGAAAATGAACTAAAATATAATTCAACCAATTTCATATTCGATAGTAGAATCTATGTAAATAATTTTTATTTTGAAGGTACTGAAACCAACTTAAATATACAGATTATTGGTAAAAATAAGGCTGGACTTATAAATAAACTTGAGCATGTGTTCAATTACGACTGTAGCCTGTTGAAACCAGGTAAACTGTATGTAAATGATTATTATGCTTACTGCTATTTTATAAGCAGTTCACCAGAAAATTTTGATAGGTTTCTTACTTTTGAGTCAATAAGTTATAAAATTTTATTTTGCAGTAACTGGATAAAAGAGGAAAAATTTGATTTTATTGTTGATGATGATTTTGAAACTAAAACAGGTTTTAAATATCCATTCAGCTATCCTTTTTCTTATAAAGCTGTAAAGAGGGACAGATATATTAACAATAGTCATTTTTCGCCATGCAGGGCAAGCATAGTGTTTTATGGACCGTGCACTAATCCTGAAATTAAAATATCCGGATTGATATATCGTGTAGAAGCTGAACTTCTTAAAAATGAGCGTATTGAGATTGATCCTTTTGAAAAGACAGTTATTAAATACACTGAGGACGGAACCAAACTTGACTACATGAATTACCGGTACAAAAAAACAAGTGTGTTTACTCCTATACCTGTAGGTTTGTGTCTATATGAAGCAAATTCTAAATTTTCATGTAGGGTTACGTTATACATGGAAAGAGGTACACCAGAGTGGAAATAATTCATGCAGAACTTATTGAAAATTATTATGGTGACCATAAGATAGAAAACTGGACAACATGGTTTAAAGAACTCAATATTATTACCAAGTTTGAAAAGGCTGAATTTCAAATAGCTAAAGATACTGCTTATGATAAAAATGATTTTGAAATACAGTTAAAGGTATCAGACTATATAGGCTATTCAATCAAAGAAAGTGACTGGATATATATTCCTGAAACTGAATTCGGAGGAAGAATAGAAAAGATTGATCACAGTGATGACGATCTTATAAAAGTATCCGGACCAAATTTTAGATATTTCCTTAACAAGTCTGTTATCTGGCCTAGGTTTAACAACGAATTGAATGCAAGAGAGGATTATTTAGTAATTGAAAATATAGAAGCCAACAAAGCACTAGACGAGCTGTTTAATAATGTGTATTTTAAATGCACTGCTGGCATTTTTAGAGTTTCTGACATAGATACAGAAATTAAAGTAAATGCGAAAGCCAGATATGAATATCTTTGTGATAAAGCTGTTTCTATGTTGGATGAAAAAGGTATGCGTTTAAAAGTTTCGCATTCCTATGAAACAGATACGGTACAATTAAAACTGGAAGCAATAAAAAAGAATAAGTATGATGAACTTTATAATTCAGATTTTAATATTGAGATAAATTCAAAAATTGATTCAACAAAAGCAGTCGATACTATTCTCGCATTGGGAAAAGGAGATTTACATGAACGGAAGCTTTTATTGATAAGTTACATAAAGAGTGAGGATAGATATATCGTGAGCACTCCACTTCATGATGGTGCTTTGGGTAGCGCGGATGCGAGTATGTATGTATATGATTATCCAAATTGTGAAAGTGATGAAGATCTGGCGGATAAAGCTATTGAAGAGTTTAAAAAAGAGCATGTAAAAGTAGAAGAAATTACTTTGAATGTCATAGATGCAAAAGTTGAATTAAATTTAGGTGATATCATAGGCGGAACGGACGAGATAACGGGGCTGCATATAGAAACAGAAATTACGCAAAAGATTTTAACTATTACAAACAGCGAAACTAAATATACATACAAGGTAGGTGATTAAATGTCACAAAAAGGAATAATTATAAACACTTCTGATTCTGGTCATGTAGACGCAAGTGATCATGCAATTTTGTTTAAAGCAATTTTTGGAGTGGGTGGTATTCTTAATGTTGGAAAAAAATTAGAAATTTCAAAAGTAAACAATAATAAAATTCGCATATATGATGGCGTTTATATGATGTCCAATGGTGTGCCAATACGTATTGAAGAGTATGAAGATCTAACAGTTGCATCTGGCACATTAGGGTATAAAAGAAAAGATATTGTAGTAGCTGAATATATAAAAAATGGTTCAGGTGAAGGGAATGACATTGCAAGAATAAAAATTATTACAGGAGAATACTCTGTGACGTCTCCAACAGTACCAACTCTTATGAATTCATCAACTACACTTCAGGAATTGCTATACACATTGACAATTGAGGAAACGACAATGAATATTGATTCAAAAAGACCTTATATATTGAACGGTCTTAATAAAGCAGTGTTTTTTGAAGAATAAAGAAAGGAAAATTTAAATGAGTTTAAAAACAGTACAGGTAATTATTAACGGTGTCTCAACGACACTGAATTTAAACAGTCAGACTGGTAAATATGAAGCGACTGTAACAGCGCCGAATACTTCCAGTTTTAATCAGCCGAACGGGTATTACAATGTAACAGTAAAAGCTACTGATAATGCAAATAATATTACTACAGTAGATGCTGATGATCCGACTTTGGGAACAAAACTTCGTCTGGTGGTTAAGGAAAGAACTGCACCTGTAATTACTCCAACCTATCCTAGTGCTAGTGCTACACTAATAAACAACAAGCCTACGATAACATGGAAAGTTACTGATGCAGACAGTGGGGTTAATCCGGATTCCATTAGTATTATTATTGACAGCGGTTCTAAGATTACATCCGGAATAACTAAAAATAAAGTAAGCGGCGGCTATGAGTGCTCTTATACTCCAGGAACTGCCTTAAATGATGGAAGTCATACAATTAAATTTGATGCGAGTGATAACGACGGCAATGCAGCAGTTCAAAAATCTGTATTGTTCAAGGTTGATACAGTACCGCCTACATTAAATATTGCAAGCCCTGCTGCGGGATTAATTACAAACAATCCTAAAGTGACATTAAGCGGTACTACAAATGATGCTACATCAAGTCCGGTAACAGTAACGGTCAAATTGAATTCTGGAAGCGCTGCAAATGTTACTGTAGAAAGCAATGGTTCTTTTACTAAGGAATTAACATTGGCCGAAGGTACAAACACTATTGTTATTACCGCACGCGACAGTGCCGGCAAGGAAACAGTCATTTCAAGAACAGTTACCCTTGATACCAAAGCACCAGTAATTACTGATGTAGTAATTACTCCTAACCCTGTTGACGGCGGTAAGACATTTACCATCACTGTAACGGTTACAGATGCTTAAATATGGCTGTAGAAAGAGTAATTGGAAAAACAGACAGTTTTGAAGTGATTTTTGACAGATTGAGTGATAATAACTGGACGGTCAATGTGCCGTCCAATATTATCGGTGAATATGTAATGGATCTGTATGCATATGATGAAGCTGGAAATCTTGGATTTTTAGCAACTGCGATGTTTACGGTTGATACATCAAATCTGTGCTTTCATCTTTCAATCATAAAATATCGCTCTGAAATCTGTTTTGAAAGTGACTATATATGCACAGTCAAGGAGGTACTTCCATGTGTGATGAAATAGCTATGCTGAAAGGCGAAAAAAGAAAAATAAGACTGTATGTGCACAGCAGAAAAAATGATGTCTTTGTAATAAGAAATGCATATATAGAGATATTACAATATGGTGAATTAATAAAGACAATAGAATGTACCATTGATGAACATGATCTTACATTTATGCTTGCACTTGATGAAGCAGGAAGCTACAGCATGTCAGCAGTATATGAAATTGCTGATGAAATAATTAAAAATAAATTTAAAATTGAGGTGAGGTAAATGGCAAAGTACCGTATATATGATGTAACACTTTCTAAAAAAACTGTCGGTCCTGGCGAAAGATTAGTTGTTCAGGTTGATATAATCACATGGGACTGGATTAAGAAAAATCTAACCTGGGGAAGTCTTAAGGAACGTTTCAAATGGGGTGATTTGATTGGCAGTTAGTATTCCTGCAAAGATTACAGTACCGCCGGATATCGATATGAGCGATTCTGGTGATATCGCAAAAGTATGGAGTGAAATTCAGGCTACAATACAATATATTAATAAGCTTATCGATGTACTTAATGATCACAACGAAAAGTTGAACAAAGCGGTATATTATGACGAGAGTGTTGGATAATTGAAACCATTTTATAAAAACTGTTAAATAGTCAGAAAAGTTAAACATATATCCAAAAGAAAGAGAGGTAAAAATATGCTCACCCCAATCGACATGAAAGA